ACTATCAACCTGGAGTTGGTGTGTCTGAGGATTTTGAGTTACTATATAATTACAAAAAATAGTTATTATGAAAATTGATACCCAAGGAATGTCCTATGGGACAAGCACAGATGATAGTATGAGTATTGAAGAACAACGTGCTCGAATTCCTGATGTAAAACCAAAACAAATTAACTTAATATCTGATGCTTTGAAGAAAGAATTAAAAGATATTATTCACGAAGTTTTAGATGAAAGAGAGTTAGAAAAGAAGTTAAATGGTCCGTATGATTTTCCTGACTTTGTGCCATAATTGATACCAAAATCGTATAAATAAAGTGCCTTTAGGTACTATATGCTATCAAAATACGACAAACTATCAATTCATCGAAATCCATTCAGAGAATACTCCAAACCAATCGAATACAACTACAACAAATCAAAATACTCTCAACTTAGAATTTATTTTAGGTGTGAGAGTTTTTATTTTAAATCTAAGGAACTTGAGGAACAAAAGGAGTAAGAGGTGCTTCTGATGGGTAAGTGACTGGATGTTTTACTATTACAACTCCCTCAATCACTCTTTCTACAACACCATTCGGATCCGTTAACATTAATTCGTAAAAATATTTACCGTCTTCAATATTTGCTGTCTGTGATGATGATAAAGATATTCTAACTTTACCGAGTGCTCTATTTGTAAATGCTAAAGTAAAACTTGTTAAACTACCAAGATTCAATGTTCTTTGCATCTTACAAGTGCCAGTAAAACCTGTTAAGTCTTTGGCACTATTAGATTGACTGTCTTCAAGTATAAAAGTTTGCTCAAAGTCAGTGTGCTTGTATATTAATAAGTTAGTGCTAAAGACTGCCATATATTTTTATTTTTATTTATGGGGAACCATAATAATGCACCATAGTGTTGATACCTGATCTTACAAGTGCATTACCTTCAACTGCAACAAATTTAAATCCACTAGGTCGAGTTAGTATGATATCATATACGTGTCTACCACCTTGTAGATTTTCAGTGATGGTGCTTGCAATTGACAAATTAATTAATCCTTGAGTGGCATTAACTATGCCGACTTGTATATCTGCAAAACGAGGATTAGATGGATGTTTTCTTAATTGTGACTGTGCAGTAAACCCTGTCAAATCAACAACACCAGATCCATCAGCACTTAGTAATGTCAAATCTTCACTAAATGTTTCACCGACATTGATACTTATATTTTTTCTGTAAACAGTCATCTATATAATCGTTTATTGATATTTATGGATATATAGATATGAATGTGTTATAATATGATTACTACTTTGGAAGTCGATTATGAAAACCCTTGGATATACGAAGGTCGTCCTTTTACCTCTGATGATATTGGCGACTACTACGGGTTTATTTACTGCATCACCAATACTAGCACAGGAAGGAAATATATTGGAAGAAAATACTTCGTACAGAAAAGAAAACCAAAAGGAGGAAAGCGAAGAGTTACAAGCGAGTCGGATTGGAAGAGATATTACGGAAGCTCTGATGAACTTAAACAAGATGTTAGAAGACTTGGTAGAGGTACTTTCAGAAGAGAAATCCTCTCCCTCCACACAACCCTTGGAAAAGTAAATTACGAAGAGACAAAACAATTGTTTTTACACAATGTGTTGATGGAGTCACTTGACGATGGAACACCAATGTATTATAATAGCAACATACTCGGACGCTATATGCGTAAGGATTATGGACAGTTTCACGAAAAATCTTAGAACTACTTATGATTGGTCAATAGACCGAATGAACGAACTATGCACAGAAGGTGATATTGAACAACTTAAAGATGCAGTTTCTATACGTCAAGAATTTGCAGAGTGGTTATTAAGAGAGGATAAAAACGTCAATCATAATATCGTTTCTCTTGAATATATGGGAGAGGGTAGCGAGTATGATATATAATTTGTATTAAATAGTATTATGTTACAGAAAATAGTAAATGGAATCGCTATTACAAGTGGTGTTATATCTCTCACCGTTGTTGGTCTTGGCGGTTACGTATTCATACGCAAGGATGCGATTATCGATAGCGTCAAAGGCAAGGTAATGGAAGCAGTCACCGAAAAACTTGGTGGTCTTGGAGATTTAGGAGGTATAGGTGGAGGAGGTTTAGGATTGCCATCACCATCAACTCCAACACCAGAAGCACCTGCATCACCCGTACCACTCTCTTTTTGAGGATTAAGTGTCTATATATAATGTAGACATAGTGATCCCATGGCTGAAGCAGTTAAAAAAGAAGAAGTAAAACCTAAAGGTCCTCTAGGTAAACTAAAAGAGGCAGTGGATGATAAAGAAGAGCAGATGGCAATTCTGAGCACTTTTGTAAGGCTTGGAATTTTAATCTGGGCAGGTGGAATATTAACTCTTAATTATGTTACTTTTCCTGGTTTTGCAAAACAGGATAAGATTGATCCAACTTTCATAGCTTCGGTCTTCACAGGGGTTCTAGCTACTTTTGGTGTCGAAGCAGGTAAAAATAAAGGTAAATCAGCATCTAGTGGTGGAGCAAACATATCCAAAAAAGATATGGAAATGCTTATAGATAAAGCAACTCAAGCAGCACCCGCACAAACAATAAGAATCGAGCAAGCACCAATGGTTCTTGCTCCTTCAGTACCACCTAAGAAAGGATAATGGAAAAACAAGTGAAATGGGGTAAATGGTTCGCTCTGGGTTTAGGAGGACTTATCGGTTTATCTCACATTGGTATGATAGGAACTCTTTCAAATCGTGAGAGTAAATTACCAAGCATCAACTTACCAGTTGGTCCTTATACATCATATGAAGCAGAGGTGGGGAAAGATGGATATCGAATTAGTTACAAAGCAAACGATCCAAAAGTGATGCGTGTGGAAAGGGATATTAAAAAGAAGGGTGGCTTTCTGGGATTGGCTAACAACATTGAAAAAGTTACTGAACAGTACACGATGGACGGTGCAGTACACCATAAACCAACCACAACAATCATCTCATCAAACGGAGGAAAGTCCGAAGCGTGTATCAAAGCAATCGGAGGTGCAGAAGGAACAGGAAGACTCGTGGGTTCCAGCGTTGGTGCTGCTGCTGCTCCTACTCTCTCTAGTATTCCCTTTGTTGGTTGGGTTGCTGCTGGTTGGGTAACAATGTTTAGTGGTAATCAAGGTGCAGAAATTGGTGGAAGTATGGCAGAAGACTTAAATAAGAATTGCTAGTTGCCAATATAAATTATTATGGTAGAATATAACTATGGAAACACATAGAAAGACATTGTTGCATCTTTTAAAAGAAAGAGCATATAAACACGGACAGTTTACACTATCATCTGGTAAAGAATCAGAACATTATATCAACTGTAAACCAGTTACGTTATCTTGTGAAGGTAATGCGTTGTGCTCTCATTTAATGATAGAACACATAGAGGATGAATCTGTTGCAGTTGGTGGTCTTACACTTGGTGCTGACCCATTAGTTTGTGGCATTGCACAGAAGGCATATTATTCTGGTAAACATATTGATGCTCTAATCGTAAGGAAGAATCCAAAAGGTTATGGTACAAAAGAAGTGATTGAAGGCAATAAGCCACCCAAAGGTTCTGTTGTTACAGTATTAGAAGATGTAACTACAACTGGTAGTAGTGCAATCAAAGCAGTGAATGTTTTAAGAGAAGCAGGTTATATTGTAAATCGTGTTATCGCAATCGTAGATAGACAAGAGAATCATAAGGTATGGGATAATAATGAAATTGAATTTATTTCATTATTTAAACTTGAAGATATTATTAAGTAAAGTTTACTTGCCAACCAAATTTTAACTGCTATAATATACATATAGAAAAGATTTAGTAAAATGATTTTTGGTTCAAATCCATCCGTATATACTCTACCAGGCACTTGGGAGGCACAACCTTTTGTTCCCGTTGAAATGATATTCAGCACAGTCGTTGCGATTTCAACATTAGGTGTTATAGCAGGATTAATAGCAGGTATTTCGATTGTTAAGATAAGAAGAAAAAGAGTGTAGTTAGGTGTGGGAGTCCACACATCAATGCGTAATTATACCTAGTCGCTATAATAAATAATAGCGTACTGGAGTTGAAACTATCATGTCCCACTACACACTTTCTTGGCACGATAACCAAGAAACCGAACAACATATCTGC